AATCTATGAGCAAAAGAAAATTAGAATCAATAATCAGATTAAGTTAATAAAAGGTTCAACGCAAGAGGAATTACAAGAAAGAGCTAACTTAAATACAGAGTTGCAAGTATTGGAATTAAACGAAGCTAATAGAATTAAAAAAGCAAAAGAAACTGCGGCTAAAGAGAGAAAAGATGCAGCAGATAAAAGGGCAGCAGATGAAAAGGAAAGACTTCAAAAATCTGCGGCAGATGCTAAGGCTTATCAGGAGTTTGAGATTAAACTGCAACAAGACTTAATGAAGATTGATGAAGATAATGCTACTAAAAAAAGAGAGTTAGATTTTCAGCAAATGCAAAATTTAATTACAGATTTAGATTATAAAAACGAACTATTAGATTTTGACTTTCAAGAGGATCAGCAAAGATTAGCTAATAAGGAAGCATACATAGCAGAACAAAAAGCGAAAGAGTTATCGAACTTACAACTTACAGAACAACAAAGACTGGAAATCATTGCTAAATATGCAAAGCAAGAACAAGATATTGATAAGGATATTACTGCAAGTAAAAAAGCAGAGAAGGAAGCACAAACTGCAATGCAATTACAATATATTGGGTTTGCAGAACAAGCGGGTAATTTATTAGGACAAATTGCAGGCAAGAATAAATCAGTAGCAATAGCGGGTTTGTTAATTGAAAAAGGTGCTGCGATTGCTAAGATCATTACACAAATGAATAGCATACCTCCAATATTGCCGCCAAGTATTCCAAACCCTGCGTTTATACCTGCAAGAATAGCAGGAGCATTATCAATCGCTTCTGTTATTGCTGCTTCTGTAAATGGTATTCAGCAAATCAATCAAGCGGGTAGTGGTGGCACAGGATCAAGTTCTGTTCCTTCAATTTCAACGCAAGCACCAATGATCCCGCAATTACCTCAAGCACAGACTACAAATATAAGCAGACAATCAATTAATGATATGGGCAATCAGGCAGTCAGGGCTTACGTAATTGAGACAGACGTAACAGGCAACCAACAAAGAATGGCAGCCATAAGACAAAGGGCAAGATTTAGTTAAACGATAAATATTCACAAATAAACTATTTAAAGATATGAATACAGAGATACCTATTTATATGTTGGACATTACGGATAGCATAGAAGATGATTCACAAGTTGATTTCATTGCATTAGTTGATCGTCCTGCAATACAAAAGAATTGGAACGCATTTAATAAAACCCAAAAATTTGAGGTAACAAATGAAGATCGCCGTATTATTTCCGGTGCTATTATGTTGGCTGATACGCCTATTTTTAGGAGTGATGCTACTTATGGCGATTACTATGTGGCTTTTAGTTCAGACACTATTCTTAAAATTGTTCAGAAGTTTTTTAAAAAAGGCTTCCAGAGCAATGTGAATTTAATGCACGATTCAAGCGCGCAATTTGAGGGGGTTACCTTATTTGAAAGTTTTATATCTGATCCTTCGCGTGGCATTATGCCAATGAAAGGCTTTGAGGATGCGCCTGTTGGCAGTTGGTTTGGATCTATGATAGTGGATAATGACGAGGCTTGGGCTAAGGTTAAAAGCGGACAAATAATGGGATTCAGCGTAGAGGGGTTATTTACCTACAAACCGAAGGAAGTAAACAAGGTTGCGTCTATGGTTGATGCAATCAAAAAAATATTATCACAGGTTAAGTGATAAACTATTTATTTTTTAACTATATAATAAAAAAAGTATGAACGCACAGGAAGCAATTTTAAAAATTAAGGCTTTGTTTGAGGACAACGCTGCGCCTGTTAAGGAAAATGAAGCCGATATGACTAAGGTTGAAGAAACTAAGGTTGAGATGGCAGAATATTCATTAATGGACGGAACTAAGGTTGAGATTTCAGCTTTAGAGGTTGGCGGTTTAGTTACTATTGAAGGGCAACCAGCACCGGCAGGAGATCACGATTTAATGGACGGAACACAAATTACTTTAGACGAGAACGGAAAAATTACCGAGATCGAAGTTAAAGTAGTTGAAGCAAGCCCAGAAGTTGATACAGAAGTTGAAGCGGGAGCAGATTACAAAGATAAAAAGATGAAGAAAATGGCAGAAGAATTTGAGGCAATGATTGCTGAATTGACTGAAGCTAAGAATGTATCTGACGCAAAAGTTTTGGATTTAGAGAATAAGGTTAAGCAAGGATTTGCACAAGTAGCTGAATTAATTGAAGCACTTTCAAATACGCCAAGCGAAGATCCTATTAAAAAACCAAATAGCTTTAATGAGTTTGTAAATACAAAAGGCATTAAAGAACAAAGATTAGAAAAATATAGAAACGCAATTTTAAACAAATAAAAATTAATAACAATGGCATTTGACGTATCAACATTAGCCGCTTACACAGAGCAAAACGAAGCCTTATTGGTAACTGATTCTGTATTAGGTGCAAAGACTGCTGCTTTAATTAAAAGCGCAGGTAACGTTATGGTAGGCGTAAAGTCTGCTGAAACAATCAACATTATGGACACAGACGCGATCTTCCAAGCAGGTGGATCTTGCGGTTTTACTGCATCTGGTTCAACAACTTTTACTCAAAGAACAGTAACAGTTGGTAAAATTAAAGTAAACGAATCTTTATGTCCTAAAGACTTAGAAGCTAAGTACTTACAAAAGGCATTACCAACAGGATCTATGTATGATTCTATTCCTTTTGAGCAAGAGTTTGCTGAGAAGAAAGCTAAGACTATTGCTGCTCAATTAGAAACTGCGTTATGGCAGGGCGATACAACATCTGGCAATGCGAATCTATCTAAATTTGACGGGCTTGTTAAGTTAATCGGAGCTGCAACAGGTGTTGTAGCTGCTAACGCTTCTACTTTTATCAGTGGTGCGCCTTTAAGCACAATTACTGCTGGTAATGTAATCAGCATTTTTGATGGTGTATATCAAGCAATCCCTGCACAAGTTGTAGCTGCTGACGATATGACTATTTTCTGTGGTCAAGACGTATTTAGAACTTACACTATTGCATTAAAGAACGCAAATCAATTCCATTATTCAATTGATGTGAAAGCTGATAGCGAGTTTGTATTACCAGGAACACCTATTAAAGTAATTGCTTTACAAGGTTTAAACGGAACAAACAAAGTATATGCAATGCGTGTATCTAACTTGTTCTTAGGAACAGATTTGTTGAACGAAGAGGAAAAATTTGAAATCTTCTACGCAAAAGAAGCTGATCAAGTTCGTTTTGTATCTGAGTTCAAAATGGGTGTAAACGTAGCGTTCCCAGACGAGATCGTTAAGTTTATCTTAGCATAATTATTGGGGGGTTTCATCGCCCCCCATTTTTAATAAAATTTTAAATTTAATATTATGCCGTGTGCATTAACATCAGGATACACTTTAGACTGCCGTGATAGCTTAGGCGGTGTTACGGAAGTGTATTTCATAGAAGCAGCTAACGTAACTGCTACAACCGAAGCGAGTGGTGTAATTACCGCATTAACAAAGGCATCAGGTAAAAGATTCTATAAATACGAGCAAGTAAAAGATACATCAATGATGAATCAAACAATTACTACTAACGTACAGAATGGAACAGTATTTTATGCACAGGAATTAATGGTTGTATTAAATAAATTACAAACCGCTACAAGAAACGAGATTTTATTGCTTGCTCAAAATACTTTGATTGCAGTAGTAAAGGATTCAAACGGCGTATTCTGGTATCTTGGTAAATCAAGAGGATTAGATTTGACTGCTGGTACTGCCGGTACAGGTACTGCTCAAGGCGACAGAAGTGGATTTGCTTTAACCTTTACAGGTGCAGAGGCTGCATTAGCACCAAGCGTTGCACAAGCAGTTTACTCTGTATTGACAACCGCAGGCGCATAAGTTTTTTTCATAGGTTTATAGGTTTGCCGCCGTTCCTTCATTGGTTCGGCGGTTTTTTATTACGGGATATGCAACAAATTAGCTTTTTAGCTATTTAGTTTATATGATTAGGTTAACAAAGGGGGCAACCCAAAACATAATTTTGACTTTAACTGAAAAGCAATTATTGACTAATCCAAACTATTTGTTTGTATTTACTAATAGAAGCGCAAATACAGAGGTTAAATTTGTTAGGTTAAATAATACAGACATCAGCCAATATAAGGATAGGTATAATGAATTTAGTATCGTTACAAATACTAATTTTAGTACTGCCTTAAATGGTCAATATGATTACGATATATACGAACAGACAAGTACATCTAATCTAAATCCTGCCGGTTTAAATTTATTAGAATCAGGGATTATGGAATTAGTCGGAACGCCTTTCAATTTCACGGAATATACTACAACGGACACTTATAAAATAAGACAATAATGGATTTAAGAGTACTAACATTTGCGGAAGCCAAGCAGCCTGAATTTAAAGAAAAGAAAGGCGAAGGGTACATTCAGTATGGCGATCGCAACGATTACCCGAACTACTTAGTTGAACTTTTTAATAAGTCAGCGAAGCATAACGCTATCATAAAAAGCAAGGTTCACTATATTACTGCGAATGGTTGGTCAGGAAGCGACGAGGCAAAGCCTTTTATTGATCAAGTCAATAGAATGGAAAGCCTTGAGGATCTTACAAGGAAGGTATCTTTGGATGCCGAATTATTTGGGGGTTATTATTTAGAAATTATTTTTTCAGTTACAGGTCAATTAAGCGAAATATGGCATTGTGATTACACAAAGATTCGCACTAATAAAGACAACACACAATTTTGGTATAAAGAGGATTGGGCAGATAGGAATGAAAAGGCGGAGGTTTACCCTGCTTTTAACCCTGCTAATCCATACGGCAAGCACATTCTTTACATAAAAGAATACCGCCCAAATATGGGTTACTATTCTTTGCCAGGTTATTTTGGTGCGCTTAATTACATTGAATCGGATATTGAAATATCTAAGCACGTCTTAGGTAATGCACAGACAGGGTTTTCTGCAAGTAAACTTATTACGTTACCTAATGGCGAGCCTTCGGATGACGAGAAGCGCAATATTGAAAAACGCTTTACAAATAGATTTAGCGGATCGGATGGCAAGAAGTTTATTTTAGCTTTCGTAAATGATAGTGCAAGAAAGCCTATCGTTGACGATTTAGGAACTTCAGATATTACAAAAGAGGACTTCGGTCGCGTGGATACTTTGATTCAAACTAATATATTTTCAGGGCATCAAATTACAACGCCGTCTATCTTTGGTATTGCAGAGGCGGGTAAATTAGGCAGCCGTTCGGAAATGCGCGACGGATATGAAATCTTTAAAAATACTTACGTTAATAGTAAGCAAATGCACCTTGAAAGTGTATTTAATATGTTATTTAAATACAGAGGTATTGAGAATGCAGAGTTACATATTATCCCAACGGAGCCGATCGGGTTTGAGTTTACGGAAAACTTATTAAAGGAAATTGCACCTAAAGAATGGTTGCTTGAAAAGGCGGGTATTGATATGACTAAATACCAAGCACCAGAGGAAGCCGTTACAATTGTACAATCTGCGCAATTTAAGGACGATTTTAGCGTGTTTTATGAGTTTGGCGATGCAAAGGATAATTATAACATTTGGAAGTCTAAAACGCGCTTTAATGACGATTCTGAATATCAGTTATTTGCAGAGGTAAACCAATTACAAGCCAATGTACTTGATTTGATGGCGAAGGATAAAAGAATTACGCCGGAAGTTTTGGCGACTACCTTAGATCAAAGCGTTGATACTATCAATGAAGTGATTAAAAAATTGATTGATGACGGGCATATAAAACCTAACCAATACACAATAGGCAAGGGAATAGACGAGAACGTGATTACAGAGCATACATTGACGGAGCCTTTAAAGGATATTTTAGAAAAGATTAAGCCACAGACAACGGAGTTGCTGATTAGATATTCCTATGAATGGAAAGCAGGATTTAGTAATTCAGACAAGGATACAAGCCGTCCTTTTTGTGTGGCTTTATTAGACGCAAACAAGGTTTATAGCCGAAGCGAAATAGAATCAATGAGTGCAAGATTAGGTTATTCAGTATGGGATCGTAAGGGCGGTTGGTGGAATGATGATGGCAAAATTTCAGAAAGTTGTAGGCATAAATGGGTTTCAAACATAGTAACAAGAAAAAAATAATGAGCAAGAACACTTTATTTATATCAGTTCAGTCAATTAAGGACAGAACAGGATTGCACGCAAACGTAGATGAAAAATTAGTATTGCCTGAAATTAAGACGGCGCAAGATATGTATATTTTGCCTGCTTTAGGATCAGCACTTTACAATGAATTACAGACGGCGGTCGATACTAATACATACACAAATTTACAAACGACTTTATTGGATGATTACATTGTGGATACATTAATCTATTTTGTAATGTCTGAATTACCACAAGGATTGTCTTTTCAGTTTTATAACAAAGGGCTATTAAGAAAGACGGGCGAGAATCAGGAAAGCCTATCAATGCAAGATATGATTGACGTGGCTAACAGATATAAAGCAAGAGCAGAATTTTACAAGCAAAGATTAATTAAATACCTAAAACAAAACAATGCTTTGTATCCTAATTATTTAAACTTTGGTAGCGGCATTGATTCGATCAAGCCTGATAATGAAGGTTACACAGTTTCAATGTATTTAGGGGATGCCTGTTGCAATGATGATGATTACGATGGCAAACGTAAAAGAAGTTTCGAGGAAAGGTATCAGGGTAATATTGGATGCTGCTAATATGAGTAAACAAGTAACTATAAAAAACCAAAATAAGCTAAAAGTTTATTTGGAAAAAACAAAAAAGAATGACATTAAACCAAATAGTCAACGAACTGACAAAGATAGGAAACGACCACGAACAAATTAATTTTGTTTATTTTGGGGATGTCTGGGAACGTTTAAGCAATGGCGAGGTTACTTATCCTGCTATGTTTTTTACGTTAACCGGTGCAACGATAGGCGCTAAAGAAATAGACTACAATTTTAGTTTTTACTTTATGGATAGGATGCTATCAGAGGAAACAAACGAAACGGAAGTTTTATCCGATCAAACATTAGTGGCACAAGATTTTATTGCGCAGTTAAGATACCCAATTGATTATGGGGTAGTTACTTGGACGTGCGGTGACAATATTCCAATTACATATTTTACGGAATCTGATCCTGATTTTTTAGCAGGCGTCAAGTGTGATATTACTTTGAATCTACCATTTATAAACAACAGGTGTCAAGTGCCTACAAATTATACTTATTAATGGAATCAAAAAAAATTAATCAGTTAGCGACAAGCGTTTCGCCACAAACTTCTGATTTAACTATTATAGGCGACCCAACAACAGGGGTATCTAAAAAGATTACGTTATTACAGATAGCTAATTTATTTGCTACAACAGGCACAGTTTCAAGCGTAGCGGTTACTGAAAGCGGAGATGCTTTAACAATAACAGGCAGTCCAATTACAAGTGCAGGAACTATTAACATAGGATTTGCGGGGGATGCTACTCAATATGTTAGAGGGGATGGTGCATTGGCGGATTTTCCAACATCAACAGGTGGTGGAAGTTCTGTTTCTTATTATCTAAATTCAAGTGTAAGTCAGGGTACTATCGGTGGGGTTGCTTATAGAGAATTAAGTAAAGATCCAATTGCAGGTGCAGGAACGGATATTACTATTTCTGCGAATGGATACATAGCAAGTTACATAACAGATGCTAATGATCCTGCTTTATTAGAAGTGCCAGGTGGAAACTTTAATTGTGAGTTTTATTTTAGTGTAAATTCTAATGCGCATAATCCTTATGTATATGCAGAGCTTTATAAATATGATGGCACTACTTTTACCTTATTAGGAAGCAGCCAAAGTGTACCTGAATATTTAACTAATGGTACAACATTAAGTCCTTATTATTTTGCTATTCCTGTGGCTACTGCTGCTTTAACAATAACAGATAGATTAGCGGTTAGAATATTTGTAAACGTAGATACAAGAGTAGTTACTTTACATACAGAGAATAGTCATTTATGTCAAGTAGTTACTACTTTCTCAAAGGGATTAATCTCTTTAAATAACCTTACAAGACAAAACCAATTCTTTGGCACAGGAACAAGCGGAACGGACTTTGCTATATCAAGTTCAACTGCTACGCATACTTTCAATTTGCCTGTGGCTTCGGCTACAAATACAGGGAAGTTGAGTTCAAGCGATTGGAGTACGTTTAATGCAAAGCAACCTGCAGGTAATTATGTTACTCTTGATACTACTCAAACAATTTCAGGGGTAAAAACTTTTACAACTTCAAATCTATTTTCAGGTGCTAATTTATTTACTTCATTTTCACAAAGATTTAATCAAGGGGTAGCAATTTTAGAAACTGCTAATTTTGGTGCTACTGTAGACTATACAACTATTGTAGGTGCAGTTAATGGATTAGCTTTAAGATTATCAAGCGATGGTAAAAAGATATTTGCTTTTGCAGATGCTACAACTAATAACACTTTTACCTTCCCAAATGCAACAGGTACGATAGCATTGACATCTAATATTAATTATCCTGTTACAAGTGTATTTGGTAGAACAGGTGCGGTTGTAGCAACGGAAGGAGATTATAGTTTAACTCAATTAAGTGATGTAACAATAACAACTCCATCAAGCGGACAAGTATTAAAATACAACGGGACTGCGTGGATTAACGATACAGATGCAAACACAGGAACAGTTACAAGTGTTGGTTTATCTTCTGCAACAAGCGGAGTAACTATTGGCTCAAGTCCGATTACAACAAGTGGGACAATTACTTTAGCTATTGCAACTGCAAGTGGTTCTTTAAATGGTTTATTGTCAAGTACTGATTGGACTACATTTAACGGCAAACAAGACGCTTTAAATGGAACAGGTTTTGTAAAGATTAGCGGAACAACAATAAGCTATGACAATAGTACATACTTAACAACAAGTTCCGCATCAAGTACATATTTACCTTTAGCAGGTGGAACTTTAACAGGTCAATTAGTTATTAATAGAGCAAGTGGAAATGGATTACAAGTTGCATCTGATAATGTAGTAATTACTGCTGCAACAGGGTTTGGTTCACCAAGACAATTAATATTTACTTGTGGCAATGGCCCGACTACAACTTTAGAAGCAAAAGGATTCGGAGGTAATTATATAACTGATTTTAATATTAAAACTTATAATTCAGCAGGTACTGCGTTTAATGTATTTTTTGGTACAAGTGCAGGGGACGTGGGTATTGGTACTGACACGCCGTTATCTAAATTACAAGTAGTTGCAACAGGTACTATTTTAAGACTTGGAGAAGCATCAGGAACAACAGGGAAGCAGCTTTTATTTGGAGTAGATAGTGCATCGGGTAGAGGGGAAATACAAGCAGTATGGCAAGGTACGTCTAATACACCATTGGGATTGAATGTTGCAGGTGGAAATGTTTTAATAGGTACTACAACAGATAGTGGATATAAACTTGATGTTAATGGTACAGGAAGGTTTAGTGGTCAACTTAATTCAATTACCGGAGTATTTGGTTCTAAGGGTGGTGGTAGTTTTGGTGTTCAAATTTCGGATAATGACCAATCAAATGTAAGATTAAGATTTACAAATACCGGTAGTGGTGGACAATCAATGAGTATTGTCGGAGGTAATCCCAGTATATCAAATTCAGGTTTAGCAATATATGATGAAACAAATGCTGCAACAAGATTATATATAGCTTCCACAGGTGCTGCTACATTCTCAAGTACATTAACTACGGGTAGTGATATATTTACTTATGTTAATGGTGGTATATTTTTTAATGGTGGTGGTTCTTATGGTAGTGGTATATTTCAACAAAGTGGTGGAACATTAGCTTTACAAACGGGAACCACTCCAAGATTACAAATAACAAGCGGGGGTAACGTTGGAATCGGAACGAGTAGTCCTGCTTCTTTATTGCATTTAGAAAAATCAAGTTTTCCTGAACAAAGAATTACAGACGGAACAATAGGATTCCAAATGTATGGTTCAACAGGTAGCGGAGAATTTGTGCAAGGAACTTATAGTAATCACTCTTTAGTATTTAGAACTAATGCTACCGAACGAATGAGAATCACATCGGGGGGAAGTGTTTGTATGGGTAGAACATCTGCACCAAGTTCGGCTTATAGATTAGCAGTTCAAGATGCTGTTATGATGGCGGTTAGCACTAACGGAAATAATATGGTTAACTTTTTTAACCAAAGTGATGGGTATGTTGCTTCTATTGTAGTAAATGCTTCAACTGTTTCTTATGGTACTGGTTCTGATTATAGATTAAAAGAAGATTTAAAAGATTTTAACGGACTACAAAAAGTTTCAGCGATAAAAGTTTATGATTTTAAATTTAAAGTAGAAGGCGATAGGATGGAAGGTGTTATTGCTCACGAATTACAAAAGATTCTACCTTATGCAGTAACAGGAATTAAAGATGGTAAAAATAATGATGGAACTGATAAAATACAAAATGTCGATTATTCAAAAATAGTACCGATTTTAATAAAAGCAGTACAAGAACTTAAAGCTGAATTAGACGAACTTAAAAATAAATAATATGAAATATTGGTACATTAATCAATTAGACTGCGTTCCGCAAGACGGAACTTTAACAGACTTTGTAGTGGTAGCACATTGGTCAAGATTTGCTAAAGAAACGATTAACGGAGTAGAGTACTTTGCTTCTGTTTATGGCGCACAATCATTCTCAAAAGATGATGTAACTAACTTTATCCCTTACGAGGATTTAACCTATGACATCCTTTGCGGTTGGTTAGATGCTGCTTTAGATGTAGAGGCTTTAGACCTTAATTTAGATGCTCAAATTGAGAATAAAGTTAACCCTCCTATTGTGGTTTTACCTTTACCATTTGTTAATCCGTAACAAATAACTATATTTGTGAATAAAATAAAATAATATGATTACGTTAAACGAAAAACAAGTAAAAGAATTAGAGCAATTTATCTACACAATCCCGACTGCTTATGGCTTACCATTATTGCAGTTCTTAGGTAAATTAGCGCAAGAACAAAATCCACCAACAGAAAAAACAGAAGATTAAAAATGACACAGGATAGCAGCCAAGCCCTTGCAAATACCGCCGTTTCTATGACTGCGGCTACAATTACCATAACCCAAGTACAACCATTCGTAACATTTATAGCGGGTTTGGTCGCTATCTTTTCAGGTATTATGGCGATCCGTTACTATTATAACGCCACTAAAAGAGTAAAAAAATGATGAAGTTTTTTAATACCATTTATGGAAGTTGGGTAAAAGTATTTATTTCAGCAGTCCTTACTATGATTATTGCTAAAGGAAATATTTATTTGATAACATTGGAGGAATGTATTAGTGCAGGAGTTATATCAATTTTGCCTATCATTGTTAATTATCTGAATCCAAACGATAATAGATATGGGAAACAAAAGTAAGATATTTATTATTTATTTAATATGTTTAATTGTATTACTTATTTCAGCTTGTAATCCAATAATGAAGGCAGAACGTAGGGTTTTAAATAATGTAGAAAGTAGCGAAAGGGTTTTTAGAGAATTAGAAAAAACAAGACCTTGCGCAAACGATACAACTATAATTACTAAAAATGACACTACATTACTTGTTGATACCATTACTAACTATCAAAGAGATACAATCAATATTAACGGCATCGAGTACATAACCATAAAAGAGGCGGCAAAAACTATCGTAAAGACAGTTACAGTCCATAAAGTTCATACAGGGTATATTGTAGATACACGAAGATTAGGCATAATGGCTGATTCTGTGCGATATTACAAGGTTAATGCACAAATCAATAAAGAGGTAGGCAACAAATGGAAGTGGAGATTTTGGGGTTTATTAGGCATTTTAATTGGATTCATATTAATTAAACGATTTGTATGGTCATTTCTGAACACTTATCTTTAGCGGAGTTAATCCGTAGCGAATCTGCAAAGCGTAATGGCATTTCAAATATGCCACCGCCAGAACATATAGCTAATTTAAAACTATTAGCAGAAAACATATTTGAGCCTATTAGGGTTAATTTTAGATGCCCTATTTTAATTAGTAGTGGATACAGGTCTGCTGAATTAAATTCTGCAATTAAGGGTAGTAGCAAAACATCGCAGCATAGTTTAGGTCAAGCCATTGATATCGATATGGATGATACTATCTATGGAGTATGTAATGCAGAGGTATTTCAATTTATAAAAGACAAGCTACCATTTGATCAATTAATCTGGGAGTTTGGTAATATATTAAACCCTGCTTGGGTTCACGTTTCTTATTCAGATAGACATAGAAGGCAGATTTTAAAGGCAACAAAAATAAACGGAATCATACAATATAAAACATATTAAATGCTAAAAACCAAACGTAGAAGGCTTTTTTTCGACATAGAAACTTCGCCTAATATTGGGTTATTTTGGGAAGCAGGCTATAAAAAAAATATTGATTATTCAAACATAATACAAGAACGTGCAATCATTTGTATCTGTTATAAATGGGAAGATGAAAAGGATGTTTATGCTTTACAATGGGATGCGAAGCAGAATGATAAACGTATGCTTGAGCAGTTTATTGAGGTTGCAAATGTGGCTACTGAAATGGTTGGACATAACGGGGATAAATTTGACTTGGCTTGGATCAGGACAAGGTGCTTGTTTCACAATATCCAAATGTTCCCAAAATATACAACTATTGATACCCTAAAGGTAGCCCGTCAGAAGTTTAGATTTAATTCAAACAGGCTAAATTACATAGCTGATTTTTTAGGCATAGGACAAAAGATTAAAACAGAATATAGCCTTTGGAAAAACATTCTTTTACATAAGGACAAGGCGGCAATGGAAGCTATGATTAAGTATTGTAAAAAAGATGTGGTATTGCTTGAAAAAGTTTTTAATTTATTAAGCGCACATATTGAGCCAAAAACCCATTATGGAGTTATCTTTGGAATGGATAGGGGATCTTGCCCTGAATGTGGATCAGATGATTTGATTAAAAATAACAAGG